AAACTAGGCTTTTCTAGTTCTTTTTGCAAAAAGGAAAATATTATGGGTTATGGTATGAAAGGTGAAAGCGGCGAACGCTTTCCAAAAGGTGTTAAATCAAGCGACCGTACAGGCGAAAAACGTGAATCACGTGAAACTGGCGTAAATTCTACAAAATTTATGCCTGGTGCTACTGGGGAAAAGATTCCTAAAGGCGCAACATCAAGCGATACAACTGGCGAACGTCATGCAAAATCATTTGCTGGTGGCGTTGCTCTTGGTATGGAAGATGGAATGGGCGGTCGTGAAATGCACATGGGCAAACACGATGGCCGTTTAGGTGAGTTTAATCATGGCAATACTGGTGAATCCGTATGCTATGACCATAAGCGCGCTGGCCACGACCAAGACGATATGTAATCATGGCTGAGTTTACTGCCAATTTAAACCCCCCATCTAATCAAAGTAGTTTGGGGGATTTATTAAAAACCAACGCCTATTTAAAAGATGCAAAACGGGCAAGCCAAGTTCAAAAAACTAAAGCAACGCCTTGGAGTGATAAGCCAATGCAAAGCGGCCAAGACATTCCATTTACCGCTGGTTCAGGCAATCAAGCACCAACAGACCCAAATTATTACGCAGATTAAAGCGAAAAGCCCTAGCACGTGAAGGTAAACTAGGGCCTTTCTAACCAACCAACTATTAAGGAGTTGATATGGCTGATGTAGATTTTATATTAAAACCAATGGGCGACAAAATCGTTGTACGCCCTGATAAACGCATTTTAAGTTCTGTAATCATTGTTGAAAACAAAGAAGCAGACAATATGGGCGTTGTAGTAGCCGTAGGACCGGGCAAAAAGCTACCTAATGGGCGCCGTGAAGCCATGCCAGTTAATGTTGGCGACCATGTTCGATTTGGAACTATGAGTAAAAACGCCCAAGATGAATATCTTAAATTTCAAGAATACTTTACTTACGGTGAACGTTATCTTATTATGTCCTGGCAAGACGTATGTTTCTTAACGGAAGAAGATTATGCTGAAAAAAATACTGAACTGGTTTAAACCCAAAAAGAAATCAAGATATATTTTTACGTTTGATGAACCAACGCCTAGTTTTCCAGTTGAAAAACCAAAAAAGCGCCCAACCTTAAAAAAAGCAACGACAAAGGAACCTAAAATGGCTACTAAACCCGGACTTTATGCCAATATCCATAAAAAGCAAGAACGTATTGCAAAAGAAAAGGCAGAAGGCAAGCCAGTAGAAAAAATGCGAAAGCCTGGTAGTAAAGGCGCACCAACTGCTGAAGCTTTTAAACAATCTGCTAAGACTGCAAAGAAAAAGTAATTATGGCTACATTAATTCCAGCTAAAGATGTTGGCAAAGTATTAGCTAAAGCCATCAATGAAGCATTGGCAAAAATACCTGATGACAAAACAAAACAAATAGTTTTAGATGCTTTTTGTAAGCAAATGTTTTATGGAAAGGGGCATAAGTAATGGCTACTAAAAAACATGACAAGCCTATAGAGCATAAGACTACTGGCAAAGGTAAGACATACAATCCTACTGAAAAGGGCGCCGGCATGACCGCAAAAGGACGTGCTGAATACAACGCCAAGAATGGTAGTGATCTAAAAGCACCAGCACCAAATCCAAAGACAGAAAAGGATAAGGGTAGAAAAGCTTCATTTTGTGCAAGAATGGAAGGCGTAGTAAAGAAAGCTAAAGGTCCGGCTGAAAGGGCTAAAGCATCACTTAAAAATTGGAACTGTTAATCATGCCATTAATCAAATCAGCAAAACCAGCCGCATTTAAGAAAAACGTGGCCACCGAGGTCAAAGCCGGTAAGCCAGTAAAGCAAGCCGTAGCAATTGCGTATAGCGAAAAACGCGAAGCAGAAAAAAAGAAAGGTAAGAAGAAATGAATTTAAATGACTTAAAACTAGAATTTAGCCATTCTGTACAAGAAATGGAACTAATCTTGCAAGGATTGCGTAAATTACCTATGGAACTGGTAGCTGAATTGCATGGCCGTTTAATGTTAAGCGCCAAGACACAAGTTGATGAGCATATTGCAAAGCAACAACAAAGTGAACCAGTAGAAGTAAACATAGAAACACCAGCAGAACAACCACAAGCGTAACTAAAGAAGGCTTTACAAATCATGGACATGGAAATCGAGTCGAATAATTCAAGAGGGGGTCAAATTGGCAATCAAAATGCTAAGAAGGGCAAACTCTTTTATGACCGTATTCGCATGGATTTGATTCAAGACCCAACCAAGTTAGCTAATATCGTTAAAAAGCTTATTTCACTAGCAGAATCAGGTGAAGCATGGGCAGTAAAGGAAGTAATGGACCGTGTTGATGGAAAAGCTATTGCAACGCAAGAAGTCACCGGTCCAAATGGTGCAGAACTTAAAACTGGCGTTCAGATAACTTTTGTGGACCCTGATGGAACCGTCACAACAGATTAAAGATGCCATTGCCAGGGAACGGTTTCCGGCCAAACTAAAGTGTTTATTTGAACCCAAGCAAATTCGATACAGAATTTTGTACGGTGGGCGCGGCGGCTCAAAATCTTGGGGAATTTCTCGCGCCCTATTAATCAAGGGTATCAAAGCGCCTATTCGTGTACTATGCGCCCGTGAGTTCCAAACCAGCATTAAGGATTCAGTCCATAAGCTATTAAGCGACCAAATCTACGCTATGGGATTAGAAGCCCATTATGAAATTACTCAAAATACTATTCGTGGCATCAATGGTTCAGAATTTATTTTTGCCGGCATCAAGAACAACATCAATGGCCTTAAATCTATCGAAGGTATTGATATATGCTGGGTAGAGGAAGCAAATAACGTTACGGCCCATTCCTGGGAAATTTTGGCCCCAACAATAAGAAAAGAAGGTAGTGAAATATGGGTAAGCTTTAACCCTGAACTGCCAACAGATGAAACCTATAAGCGATTTGTATTAAATCCACCGGAAAATGCCGTAGTCACCAAGCTTAACTGGAGTGATAACCCCTATTTTCCTGAAGTATTGGATATAGAACGCAGACAACTGCAAGCACGTGATATAGAAGCGTATAACAACGTTTGGGAAGGAATTCCACGTCAGACGATTAATGGTGCCATCTTTGCTAAAGAAGTCACTATGGCTGAATTACAAGGCCGTATATGCAATGTTCCATACGATGCAATGAAGGGGGTTCACGTTGTGTTCGATTTGGGGTTCAACGACCATACGGCAATTTGGTATGTGCAACTGTTCCCAACTGAAACTAGGCTGATACGTTACGAAGAAGATAACCAGCAGACCATTAGCTATTGGCTGGCCAAGATTCAATCCTATGGCTACATGATTGATACGATTTGGTTGCCGCATGATGCTAAAGCCCATTCCTATCAAACTGGAATGACTATTGAACAAATTGTCCGGCAAACAGGACACAGAACTAAAGTGCTAGACAGAGTGCCTGTTGCAGATTCTATTAACGCGGCAAGAACAATATTCCCTAAATGCTATTTTGATAGGCAAAATACCGAAGAAGGCTTACAATGTTTACGTCACTACCGGTACGAAGTTGACCCCGAAACAAAGCAATTTAGCCAAAAGCCATTGCACGACCATTACTCAAACGGGGCCGATGCCTTTCGGTACATAGGACTTATGATTAACGAACCAAGGAAAGTGGTCAAAAAGACCGTTCCACACGTTCAATCCAGTTGGATGGGATAGATTATGGCTGAATCGCAATACGATGATTACGACCCTAGAATTGATGATGCAAAGCAATTCCTACGTTTTGCGGCAGATGCCGATACCAATAACCGTTCAGAAGCATTAGATGACCTAAAGTTCGCCGGTGGCGACCAATGGCCAGTAGAAATCCAAAATAGCCGTAGCGTGGAATCGCGCCCATGCTTAACAATCAATAAAGTTGATGCTTATATTCGTCAACTATGCAATCAGCAACGCCAGCAACGCCCAAGGATGAAAGCCCACGGGATGAACAATGAAACTGACGAACAGTTAGCCGATATTGTTACTGGTATGTGCCGTCACATTGAAAATCAATCCAATGCTGACCATGCTTATGACACCGCTTATGAATCAGCAGTTCGTATGGGATGGGGTTTTTGGCGTGTAAACACACGTTATGTTAACGAAAAGTCGTTTGACCAAGAAATCTGCATTGATACGATTGACAACCCATTTACAGTCTATTTTGACCCTAATTCCGTATTACCGGATGGTTCAGATGCCGAAAAAGTATTAATTACAACCGTAATTCCTAAAGAAAACTTTAGAGCAATGTACCCTGATGCCGAAGATGGTTCAGGATTTACTCAACGTGGTACTGGTGATAGCGATGCTGAATGGGTAATGAAGGAAGATATTCGCCTGGCTGAATACTTCTATACCAAGATTGTTAATGCAGACCTAATCCTATTGTCCGATGGCACACACGTTTATGAAGATGAAATGCCAAGTGATAAGGTTTTAGAATCTGCCGGCATTTATGAAGTAAGCCGCCGCAGTTCATGGCGCAAAGAAATCCATTGGTGCAAACTAACTGGTATGCAAATCCTTGAAGAAGGCAAATGGGCTGGTAAATACATCCCAATCGTGCCTACTTATGGTCAGCAATTGGTTATTGAAGGCAAGCGCAAGAAATTTGGCTTGGTTCGCATGGCCAAAGACCCACAAAGAATGTACAACTTTTGGGTTACATCCATTACTGAAAGCGTTGCCCTCGCGCCCAAAGCTAAATGGATTATGGCTGAAGGTCAAGATGAAGGCCACGAAAACGAATGGGCGCAAGCTAATACCAAAGCAATGTCTTATCTGCGTTACAAGCAGACAGATACCGATGGCGTACCGGCACCACCCCCAATTCGCCAAGCACCGGAGCAACCGCCAGCCGGAATTATGGCCGCGGCCGCTGGAATTAATGCTGATTTGATGGCCGTAGTGGGTATTTTTGACCCATCACAACTGCCACAAGGACCAATATCCGGTAAAGCATTACAAGGTCAACAGATGCAAGTTGACATGACTAATTACCATTATTACGACAATTTGACCCGTTCAATTGCCCATACTGGTCGCATTATTCTTGATTTAATCCCCAAAATTTACGATAAAGAACGTGTAATGCGGATTATTGGTGATGATGGCAAGCCAAAGATTGTCACGATTAACCAGCAAGGCAAAGACGAAAGCGGCATTGATAAGATTTTGAATGACGTGACCGTTGGCGAATACGATATTGTGATGGAAACTGGCCCTGGATATAGCACTAAACGCCAGGAAGCCGTGGAATCCATGATGCAAGCCCTGACTGCTAATCCAAACCTATTTGGTCAGATTGGTGACTTGGTATTTAGAAATATGGACTTCCCAGGCGCCGAAGTCATTGCAGACCGTTTGGCTTCTATCAACCCATTGGCCCAAATTGACGACCAATCCAAGATTCCGCCACAAGTTCAGATGCAAATCAAGCAAATGCAAGATGCGTTGCAACAAATGGGTCAACAGAACCAGCAATTGCAAATGTATATCAAGCAACGCCAGGATATTGAAGAAGTTAAACAAGGCCATGAAGATAGACGTGCCATGCTTAACGCCCAAGTTAAGGTCAATGACCAAAATACCAGGTCAGTTACTAGCCAAAACAAGATGGAAATTGATGCCCTTATGGAACTTATCTTGCATCACATGGACACCGCAAAGCTTGAAAGAGAAATTGAAGCACGGAATAAAGAACAGTATGGTTTTGCAAATCAAGCAACTGGTAGTTTGCAACCAACTAATGTTGCACAACCGCAGTAAAGTGTTGTATAGTTAAAACAACCTACCGATGGGTTCATCGGGCAAATTCTTGGAGTGAAGTCCATGTCAGAAGCAAATGTAGCAGAACGTTTGGCATCAAGCGTTGTAACAAATGATAATTCAGCAGATTTTTATGCTGGGAAACTAGGTTTAGCTACCGAAGAAAGCCCAACTGCGGCTACTGTTGAGGAAACTCCAGTAGAGCCAGCGGCCGAAGTAAGTCAGAGTGAACCAGCCCCAACGGAAGAAAATGCGACCGTAACAGAGGAACCGAAATCTAACCCCAAGTTAGAAAAACGTTTTTCTGAACTGACCAAAGCACGTAAGGCGGCCGAAGAAACTGCGGCACGTGAACGCGAAGCTAGGGAAAGTTTGGAAGCACGTTTAGCGGCTTTAGAAGGGCAACAACCAGCGCCACAAACGCAAACTGCCAATACAAAGCCACAACCTGACGACTTTCCGGATGCGTTTAAATACGCTGAAGCGTTAGCCGAATGGTCAGCAAATGAAGCAGTAGCAAGACGTGATAGGGAAGTAAGGCAACAACAAGAACAAGCTAAACAACAGGCAGTATTACAAACCTGGCAACAAAAGCTTGATTCAGTTAAAGCTGAATTACCCGATTACGAAGATATGGTTGCATCATCAACAGTTGCAGTAAGCAATGAAGTGCGTGATGCGATTTTGGAAAGTGATGTTGGTCCTAGGATTCTGTATGAACTTGCTTCAGACGATGAATTGGGCGCCAAGATTGCCGGACTATCTACCGCTAGTGCGTTAAAGCTGATTGGGAAGTTAGAAGCGAAGTTTGAAGCGAAAGCCGAAGAACCAGCTACAAGTAAGCCTGTTGCGGTGAAGTCAAATGCACCGAAACCGATTAATCCGATTCGTGGGACAGGCAGTCAAAGCGTATATACAGATGGCGAACAAATCGACTATCAAGCTTGGAAAGCCGGCCGCAAGACAGGAAAGATTCGTTAAGGTAAAAATTTAATTTACATTTAAGGAACTTGCATCATGGCAAATAATTTATTAACCATTAGCAAAATCACCAACGAAGCGTTGATGGTTTTGGAAAACGAACTAACATTCACAAGCGAAGTCGATAGAAATTACGATGACCAATTTGCCGTTAAATGACAGCGGCCTAACTTTTTGAAAGTTAGGAAAATTTTCTCTGATTGACTTGGAAGGCTAGAAGTAGCCGACAGGGCGGAAGGCGAAAGCCACCGTGAACGACTAAGTGAGAAAACCCTTACGAGGGATGCGATAGTCTGAACAGGGCCATAACAAAAGAAAGCCTTGAGTTTAAGTCGAAGAACTTGAACCGCCACGAAAGTGGTCAGTAACCGAAAGGTGAAAGTAACAGAATGTGTTGGTGGAAAAATCGGCGCGACAGTTAATGTCCGCAGACCTGGTCGCTTCGTAGGTGCGACAGGCCCGGCTTTGTCTGTCGAAGATTTCAACGAAACTTCAGTACCAGTTACATTGACAACTCAATTCCAAGTTGCGACCCAGTTCACAACGCAAGATTTGGCATTGTCTTTGGATATGTTTTCGGATAGAGTGCTGAAACCCGCGGTAGCAACTATTGCAAATAAGATAGACCGTGATGGTTTATTGATGGCTAAGAACAATACTGCAAACATCGTTGGTACTGCTGGTACTGCACCAACTGGTTTGATTACTTACCTGACTGCGGCCGCTTACCTTGATTCTGAAGGTGCTCCACGTGACGGTCGCCGTTCTTGCATCGTTGAGCCATTCACATCTGCAACTATCGTTGACAGTTTGAAAGGTTTGTTCGTTCCACAAGAAGCAATTGGCGAACAGTATCGTAAAGGCTTGATGGGTCGTGATTCCGGCGGCATGAACTGGAAGATGGACCAAAACGTTCAGGCACAAACATTCGGTAGCTACTCCGGTGCTACATTGTCTTGCAACGTTACAACTGCAACTGGCTTCTTGACTTCAGGTTGGGCACAAACTTCTACCATCACTATTGGTGCTACAAGTGCGGCCGCAACATTGAACCAAGGTGATACATTCACTATCGCTGGCGTATATGCAGTTAACCCACAAAACCGTCAAGCTTATGGTTCAGGCAAACTACGTTCATTCGTTGTAACTGCTCCTGTATCTATCAGTTCAGGTGGTACTGCTTCCGTGACTGTTTCCCCAGCCGTTATTACTGCTGGTCAGTTCCAAAACGTTAGCGTAACTTCTACTGGTTCACAGACTGTTAATCCATTTAACAATACTGGTACAACTTCTTCACAAAACATCATCATGCACCGCAATGCTTTTACATTAGCAGTAGCTGACCTTGAATTGCCAGAAGGGGTCCATTTCGCGGGGCGCGCCTCTGATAAAGAAATTGGTTTGTCACTCAGAGTCGTGAGGCAGTACACCATAAATAACGATTCCATTCCAACACGTTTGGATGTGTTATATGGTTGGGCGCCGTTGTACCCTGAACTTGCTTGCCGTGTAGCTAGCTAATTAAAAGGGCCAGGACTATTAACTTAATCTTGGCCCACTATTAACTTATTTAAGGAATAAAATCATGAGCAATCCAGGACCAGCATCAACCCAAACGATTCACCCATCAAATCTAGCTACTAACCAAGCTATTCGTTTGTTAGGTGTATTGACTGGCGTAAACGTTAACGCTACTGGCGATAACGCAATCCCTATCCAAAACACAACTAACTTTTCTGTTAGCAACTTTATCGTTACCAATGCTTCTACAAGCTTGACAACGGCAGTTGCGGCAGTTTACCCAGCGGCTAACGCACAAGGTACTGCTATTGTTGCGGCTTCTACTGCGCTTTCAGGCAATACTGGTGCAACAGTTGTTAACCAATTGACAGTAGCTTCTACTGCTACTCAATCAACACAAAACGTATATTTCCGTGTAACTACCGCCCAAGGCGCGGCCGCTACTTGTGACGTTTATGTTTACGGTTACGACTTTAGCAACTACAACTTAACTAACCCTATTGGGGCTTAATTAAGTAAGAAGTAAAGGAAAGGCCGCCCCTAAAAAGGGTGGCTTTTTTTCTATTTAGACTTATAATTAATTATCCTCATTTAAAGGAAAAATCATGTCATCTACTACTATTACCCGTGGTAATTCACACGAAACTTTTTATATTCAGCCAATATTGAGCAATGCTTCCAATACTTTGGCCGCTAATACTACAACTTCCGTAACTTACAGCTTGCCAGGTTTGCAAACTACCGACATCGTTACCGTTATTGGTTACAACGGCGCACAAACTGCTGGCGTAGTTATCGCTGAAGCTGATTGTTTAACTGCCGGTATTCTATCAATTCAATATGGTAATTTGACTTCTAGTGCTTCTGTTGTTCCATCAAGCGGCGCATACACAATTGCGATTACACGTCTTGAAGGTCCAGCACCAGTAACGGCGGTGTAATCATGGCTAACGTATCGGCTTATCGTTTTGTTGGCCCTACAACTGCTATTACCGTTAACGGAACATCGTCAACGGCGGTTACTATTACTCCTTCAGGAAACGACCAGGTTAACTGGTGCGGTTTCTTAAATACTGCTTCTACACCGGTTGCTATTACCATTACTCCAGTTGTTCAGGGTACTGGAACTGCACCGGCCGCAGTATTGCCAACTGGTGGAAATAGTAGCCAATCGTTTGTTTTAGGCGTATCAATGTCACAACCAACCGTTATTGCAGTACCGCAAATTTTCTCAATTACCGCTATTGGTACTTCAGGAACTTTGTACGTAATGCCAATGGTTGACCAAAACTAAGGAAATAACCATGTCAAACCCAGGCGTTGCTAATAGTTCAGTAACAAATTTAATGCCGGTACAGGCAACATTTAATACGGCTGGGGTTTGTACCGGTTTGATTGGTCCTGGTGGCGTAGTATTTTCACCCCCATTAAGCGGTAATACCGAAAACCCAGCAACATTGTCTATGGGTGGTAATTTAATTGCCACTTCAAATACATTGCCTACAATTGGTTCGGGATTTGGCACAAGCCCAACAATTACTGCGGTTAGCACATTTGTATTTAAAATTGTTGTTGGTTCGGGCGGCGCTTCAAGCGGAACTATTACACTACCAACTGCACCTAATGGATGGTTAGCATTTGCCGCTGACGTAACAAGCGGTTCTACATTATTTTTACAATTAACTGGAAGCACAACAACTTCAGTAACATTTACTAGCTTTTCAGTAACAACTGGCGCCGCGGCACCAATGTCAGCAAGTGATGTAATCCTAGTTAACTGTATTGCCTATTAAGGTTTAGTATGACTACACCATCAAATTCTGCGGTACAGAATTTACTGCCGGTTCAAGCGTATTTCAACGTTGACGGCAGTTTTAATACTTTTATTGGTCAAGGTAAGCCGTTTTATGCGACTTCAAACCCTGTTCAATCAGGATTAACCATTACCAATTCCACATTGGATTCAAGTCCAATTGGAGCAACTACACCGTCAACTGGGGCATTTACTAGCTTTAGTACAGTAACCGGCACAATTTCTACACAACCAAGCGGTGCAACTGACATTGTTAACTTGTTGGCGTTGCAGTCTTATGCCGCTGGGATTAGCTGGAAACAACCTTGTGCAGTAGCAACTTTGACAAACATTACATTGTCGGGATTACAAACAATTGATGGTTACACAACATTATCCGGTGACAGGGTTTTAGTTAAAAATCAATCAACTGCCGCTAATAATGGTATTTATATTGCCGCATCCGGCGCATGGACTAGGTCTTTAGATACTAATACTTGGAATGAATTAATTAGTGCAATTTCATTTATTGAATATGGCACACAAGCTGGTTCTGCATGGTTTTGCACGGCAACTCCAGGTGGAACAATTGGCGTAACCGCTAATAATTGGTCACAATTTACTACTTCTGCAACATATACAGCAGGAACAGGTTTAACTCTTACAGGTTTTCAATTTAGCATCACAAACACAGGTGTCGCTGCTTCTACTTATGGTTCAGCAACTGCAACCCCTGTATTTGCGGTCAATGCTCAGGGTCAGATTACTTCTGTTACCAATACCACTATTACCCCTGCGATTGGTTCGGTAACTGGTTTGGCAACAGGTATGCTAACTTTCTTGCAAACTCCAACTTCTGCTAACTTGGCCGCAACCGTAACAGATGAAACTGGTACAGGCGCTTTGGTATTTGCTAATAGCCCAACATTTGTTACGCCAGCCCTTGGAACTCCAGCAAGTGGTGTAGTAACTAATTTAACTGGTACTGCAAGCATTAATATTAATGGTTCAGTAGGTTCAACTACTAGATATAGCGGTGATTTCACTACTTTAAGTGCCAATACAGTTACAAACACAACTCCAGTATTAAGTTTTAATGCCTCAAATAGTATTGCAACTTTTGGCTCTACTACTGCAAATTCATACAATCAATTAATTATTCAGAACAAATCTACAAGTTCTAATGCTTCTGCAAACTATGTTATTTCTAATGATTTAGGCACAGACTCATCTTACTATGGTGAGTTTGGCATGAATTCATCAGTATTTAGTTCATCGACTCCTACTGATTTTTATAGCATTAATAATGGTGTTTATTTTTCAGGACATGATGGTGACATTACTGTTGGTTCAGGTAATGGTTACAAACTTTATTTTGCTTGGGGTTCATCAGGTCAATCAGCCCATGTAATCAATGCTTCAGGTGCTATTGGTTTATCCACAAACTTAGGTACAACCCCTGCACTTAGCGGTACAACTGGGTATGGAACTTCAGGACAAGTATTAACTAGCCAAGGTTCTGCATCCGCGCCTACTTGGACTACACCAACAACTGGAACAGTTACTAGCGTAGCGCAATCATTTACTGGTGGTTTAATTTCTGTATCAGGATCGCCAATTACTACTTCAGGAACTTTAGCTTTAACTGTTGCTGGCACTTCCGGTGGTATTCCTTATTTTTCAAGTGGAACTACTTGGGCATCTTCATCGGTTTTAGCCGCAAATGCTTTGATGATTGGCGGCGGCGCTGGAGTTGCTCCTTCAACAATTACGACTGGTACAGGCGTGGTAACTGCTTTAGGCGTTGCCGTTGGTTCTGTTGGTGCTTTTGTAACTAACGGTGGCGCACTTGGAACGCCGTCTAGCGGAGTTGCAACAAATTTAACTGGTACTGCTTCAGGCCTTTCAATTGGTGGTAATGCGGCAACTGCAACAAGTGCAACTAGCGCAACAACTGCAACAAATGCCACAAATATCGCAATTACTGACGATACAACAACCGCAACTTCTGTATATCCAACATGGGTTACGACAACTACCGGTAACTTACCGCAAAAAACTTCATCTACAAAGCTAAGTTTTGTTCCTTCTACTGGAACTTTAACTGCTACTGCTTTTGTAGGTAGTGGTGCTGGTTTAACAAACATAACTACGTTCCCTTCCGGAACTGTTTTATTGTTCTATCAATCTGCCGCACCTACTGGATGGACACAAGTAACAACTGCTGGATTAGATGATTCTGCATTAAGAATTACTACTTCTACCGGTGGTTCTACTGGTGGTACGACCGCATTTAGTACCGTGTTTGCTAACCAAACACCAACTATTACAGTTGGTTCTACAACGTTATCATCCGCACAAATACCAAGCCATACCCATACTTGCGGCCCAGTATCAGGCGGTACATACTTTGCTTATGGTTCTAGTGGCCCAGCGTTAGATATTAGCGGTAACACCGGTGCAACTGGTGGCGGTGGTTCACACAACCATACTGGATCATCAACCGCAGTTACTCTTAACGTTAAATACGTAAACGTCATTCTTTGTAGCAAAAACTAATGAAAATTGAACCTAAAGCTAATTGCCCATTAAACAATTTTGAACCATGCAAACAGATGGATTGTGCTTGGTTTATGAAAGTTGCTGGAACACACCCAAATACTGGTGAACAACTAGAAGATTGGGGATGTGCCATGACCATGATGCCTATGATGCTGATTGAAAATGCCCGGCAACAACATAATACTGCCGCCGCAGTTGAATCATTCCGCAATGAAATGGTTAAAAACAATGAAATTGGTCAAAGAGTATTGTTATCTGCGGCTGGAATTACACCCCAAGCACAAAAATTAATTTTGGAGCAAGAATGAAGCTAACTATTATTCCTAGTGATGGCGCAGTTTATGAAAATGGCGTTGTTCATGAAAATTTAACCTGGGATGGCACACCATCTAATATACACGCCCTTCAATGGGACAATGGATTAGGCTGGATAGAATTTAATGATGGCACCCCTAATCAAGAAATTACTGCATTGCCAACATGGGCTGGAAACGCTGAAATTGCATGGAATAACGCAAATATGCCAGTTCCACCATTGCCGCCAACTGCCGAACAAAACAAACTAAAAGCACAAGGATTGTTGACCGAAACAGATTGGACACAATTACCTGACGTTGCATTGGTCAATAAATCTGATTTTGCTACTTATCGCCAGGCATTACGGGATATAGTTTTTAATTCACAACCAGGCGATATTAATTTTCCTACAAGACCACAAGAAGTTTGGAGTTGATCAAATGATTGATTACAAATGGGCTATTTTGGAAGTCTTTCCCGAAGCCGTTGGGGTTAAGTATTTAATTTCTGCTAATGATGGCCAAAATGTTGTTGAATCACAAGGGAATCATATTTTTTCTGATGCAGTAAAAATGCCACCTTTTAGTGAAATTAAAGAAGAAGAATTGTTACGTTGGATTGATACAGACACTACTCAAAATGACGTAAACCCGATAAAATTGAACTTAGAAAAGCAGTTAAATGCTTTAAAAACCACGCAAAAAGTAGAATTTCCTTGGTTAGCCGGAACTTTTACAATTTAAAGAATTAGGATAAATAATGGTTATCACTTGGACTATTACCAAATTAAATGTATATGAGCAAGCCCAAGGTGAAACTAACGTTGTTTGCGTAGCTTTTTGGAATGTAAATGCTACTGATGGCGTTTATTCTTCCAATATTCAAGGTACACAAAGCTTAATTTATCAACCTGGTATGCCATTTACACCTTATGACGATTTAACAGAGCCACAAATTATTGATTGGGTTAAAGGTACAATGGGGCCAATACTTGTTCAAAGCTTTGAAAATCAAGTTTCTAATATGGTTTATGAGCAAGAACGGCCAGTTATCGTAACCCCACCGTTGCCTTGGAGCAAATAAAATGCCAACACCATACGACATTATTAGCGGTGCATTAAAAGATATTGGCGCATTAGCTGGTGGCGAAACACCTACCGCAGAAGCGGCCGCAGATGCTTTTCAAATGATGAATGGCATGGTTGACCAATGGTCAAACGAATCCATGATGGTCAGTTATAAAACTGAAATTGTATTTCCGATTACCCCAGGTCAAATTCAATACACTATTGGCCCTGGCGGCACTATTGGCGCTAATTTTACTGGTTCTATTAGCGGAAACGTATTAACTGTAACTGGAATATCATCGGGCGCGATTACATTGGGTCAATCTTTGGCCGGAACAGGAATTTCAAATGGAACAGTTATTACTGCGTTTGGTTCAGGCGCCGGTACAAACGTTACGGAAGCTGGCACATATTTGGTCAACATTGCTCAGACGGTTAGTTCAACATCCATTAATGGCTATTACCAGCGCCCTCTTGCTATTCAGTCTAGCTTTGTTAGGATTAACACTAATTCTAACGGTACTCCTATTGTTAACGGGGGCCTTGACTACCCAGTTGCCGTACTCAATCTTGAAAATTATGAAATGATTGGCTTAAAGACTTTAGCCGGTCCTTGGCCAAAAGCAATGTATTACCAACCTTCTGACCCATTGGGTAACGTTTATGTATGGCCAAACCCTTCACAGGGCGAAATGCACATATTTGCTGATACATTGTTTACCCGTTATAACACCATTTATGACCCAATTGTTTTGCCACAAGGTTATGAATTATGTTTGCGCTGGTGTCTTGCTGAACGTTTAATGCCGATGTACGGCAAAAATGACCCAGCAACAATGGCTTTGATTACAAAATATGCCGCACAAGCAAAAGCAACCTTAAAACGCACAAATATGCGACCAATTCAAGCTTCTGTATTTAGTGATGCGTTGTTGGTTGGTCGCCAAAAAGATGCCGGTTGGATTTTGACCGGTGGATTCTTACGATAGGAAAATTATGGCTTCTACTAACTTTGTTGACAATTCAACCGTAATTTATGCGGCATGGCTAAATGACGTCAATAATGCTGTATATAACGGCGTATTGCAAGCCAATACTTTTACTACACAAAATTTAGTAGTAAACGGTACTGCAACTGGTGCTGGTTTTACAAATCTTGTAAATAATAGTTTAGTTTCACCAGGCGCAATTGGGTCAAGCACACCAAATACCGGTAAATTTACAACTTTGCAAGGAACAGCTTTAAGTGCAAATTCTTTGTATATTACTGGAACATCAAATTTAACAAATTTAACTATTGGCAATACTTTGACTTTTGCCAATGCTTCAGTTCAAAATTATGCATCTGGTTTGGGTACAGGTGTTCAAGCTTGGGGAACTCCATCTAGGGCATACAATACTGTATATACTAATAGTGCTGGTTACCCAATTATGGTTAATGTAACTGTTACAACATTGGCTGGAACTTCTGCAAGATTGCAAGTAGAAACAAATGCTGGAAGCGGTTCTTATCAAACAGTTGCTTTAGATGCAGGATCAACAAACATTACATCAAATTTAACTGCTATTGTTCAAGCAAATTGCCGTTATCAAGTTGTAACTACTGGCACACCAACGTTGCAAGTTTGGGCAGAGTTAAGATAATGCCTGATTTTGGATTCATTGGACCTTCTTACGAAGCGCCGTCCATCTATCAAGATGCACAGGAATGTATTAACTTTCGCCCTGAAATTGACCCATTAAAACAACCTGGTCAAAACGGGGTGATTGCTTTATATCCGACACCAGGTTTAACAAACGTATTGACTTTAAATAACGCTGAAGTACGCGGTATGCGTACTGTATCAGGCGGTCAATATATGGTTATAGTATGCGGCAGTTATGTTTATGTAGTTAATTCATCATTAACGCCTACTATTGTTGGAAATCTTAATACTTCTACTGGAATCGTAGGAATTACTGATAATGGCCAAAACGTTTACATAACAGATGGCACTTATCGTTATACATGGCGTATATCTAATCCATCTTCTGCTCAATTTGTAGGTTCTGTATCAGGTACAATTCTAACAGTTACTTTAATGAAATCAGGCACAATTGCGGCCGGACAACAATTATTTGGTATTGGCGTTACTGCTGAAACCATTATTACTAGCTTTGGAAGTGGTACCGGCGGCGTAGGAACTTACAACGTCAATATTAGCCAAACCGAACCATCAGAAGTATTCAATTCTTCTGCAGTTGCCGCTAAAATTACTGGTTCAATTTCCGGCACGGTTTTAACTGTAAGCGCAGTATCTAGCGGTACTTTATATCCAGGACAAACCATTCAAGGTACTGGCGTAACTGCCGGAACGATTATTACGGCTTTAGGCGGCTCTGCGGCGCTTTCTTATAGCATTACTGCGGCTGGTACCGGTTATGCGATTGGCGACACGATTACGGTTACTGGCGGTATATACAGTCAACAAGCTACATATACAGTAGCTTCAATTGGTGGAAGCGGCGCAGTTACAGGATTGACCGTAGTCAATTATGGTGTTTATACAGTAAATCCTGGCACACCAGCACCAACCACAACTAGCGGAAATGGTACAGGGTTAACCCTAACATTAACATTTGGTACTGGTACTGGCGGTACTGGTTCTTATGTTGTTAGCACTTCACAAACTGTTGGTTCAGAAAGTCTATATGCGCTTAACTTTAGTGTTCTGCCGTTTAGCGATGGCGCTTTTAGTGGTGCGGATGTTGTTGACATTGTTGATAACTATTTTGTTTATAACCGTCCTGGAACCCAACAATGGGGTTGTTCCAACCTTCTTTCACCAATTTCTAATCAATTAAACTTTAGTTCTAAAGATGGCGCGCCCGATAATTTGGTTTCAGTTATTGTTGACCATCGTGAAGTTTATTTACTTGGTGAAGCTTCTTCTGAAGTGTGGATTGATGCTGGTTTATTTCCGTTTCCATTTCAGCGTATTCCAGGAACATCAACCCAACACGGTATTGTGGCTAAATTTTCAGTATCAAGAGTAGGCAATTCATTTGCTTATTTAAGTCGTAATATTCGCGGCCAATCCCAAGTAATGATGATGAATGGCTATGTGCCAACCCGTATTAGCACCCATGCCGTAGAAAACACTTTAGTTGACCAATACGTTGAAGATGCCGTGGCCTATACCTATCAAATGGAAGGCCATGAATGTTATGTTCTTTCATTCCCAACTTTAGATTTAACTTGGGTTTACGATATGTCCACAAATATGTGGCATAAATGGCTTTCTGTTGATTCAAACAACGTTTTTCATCGTCATCGTTCTAATTGCCATGCCAATTTCCAAAATATGAATTTGGTTGGCGATTATGCTAATGGACAAATTTATCAGTTAGACCCATTAAATTACACAGACAATGGCAATGAAATACGCCGTTTACGCCGCGCCCCACATTTAGTTAGCGATTACCAACGTCAGTATTTTGATGAATTGCAAATTTATTTTCAGCCTGGTGTTGGATTAGAAGGAAACATTACTTCTTCACAAGTAACAGGAAATGCCGTAGCCGGGACTGCTATTGCTGGTATTGCCATTGCTGGTGTATCAAGCCTTATTACTACCGGTGCCAATCCACAAGCCATGTTGCGTTGGTCAGATGATGGCGGTTCTACATGGTCCCAAGAACATTGGGTTTCTATTGGCCAACAAGGCGCATATAAAAACCGTGCTATTTGGCGAAGAATGGGTTGGGCGCGTGACCGTATATTTGAAGTAGTGGTTACAGACCCTATTAATCCGGTAATTATTGCCGCTAACCTTAAAGCTAGTGCTGGAGCAAACTAATGGCCAATAATCAAGGTATTTACGCAAGCACCCAAAATAATCCGTACCCACAATCGGAGTTTTTGGACCAAAAAACAAATAGGCCAACTAGGGTTTGGCAACAGTATTTGTTAAATATATTAAACTTTACTTCAGCTACAACGGCTACCGCTGGAAATCAAACATTGCCTTCAGCACCAGCCGGATTTATTAATATTGTTGTTAACGGTAAACCAATGAAAGTGCCTTATTACAACCCATGAAACCTAGTGAACAATTTCAGCAAAATGAAGGTATTTTTGAAATTGATTTGGGGACCCAACATCATTTTTCAGATGGCCTTTATGCAAAAGAAATGCACATACCAAAAGGGTATGCCGCTGGGATGCACAAACATGAATATTCCCATTTAAGTATTTTGTCAAAAGGACGTGTAATTGTACGTACTGACGAATATAATAAGGAATATACGGCACCGGCTTGCATTGATATGAAAGCTGGAATTAATCACACCATTGAAGCATTGGAAGATGCTACATGGTTTTGTATTCATGCAACAGAAGAAACTGATATTACTAAAATTGATGAAGTTTTGATAGAAAAATGAACAATTTTACCCAATTGGCCGCCAACGTTAATGTATTTCCATTAGTAATGGATTTACAACGCCAGCCATTTTTGTGGAATAAAAACCCATGCAGACTATCAAAACGTGGTCCGCATTATGAAACATCCGACATATTTTTGCGATACAAAGACGAAACAAAGAATTTTGAAACAGGCGACTTTAGTGATTTTAGTGATGAACACATTCCTGTTTGGTACAAAGCTATTGACCATCTTCCGTATGCGAAAAAGCTTGCATTAGACTTAATGGCAATAGTTGGTGGCGAAATGCTTGGCGGTGTTTTGCTTTATCGTTTGCGACCAGGGGAAAAAATTCATTCTCATGTTGACCAAGGTTGGCACGCTGAAACGTTTGAAAAATACAATATTTGCCTTGAAAGCAATTCAAAAGCCGCTTTTTGTTATGAAAACGAAAAAATGATTCAAAAAGCCGGTGATGTACATTGGTTTTGTAATACCGTACCCCATTGGGTAATTAATGAAGGCGATACCGACCATATTATTTTGACTATTTGTATTAGATTAGATAATGGTTATAGAACTCCGTTTTCACCTGAAGGTTGGACTATGGACAAACATTTAGAAAGAAGGAATTAATCATGCCAATGGGATGGGTAGCGGCCGCAGTCGCCGCATCAAGCGTAGCAAGTTCGGTTATTGGTGGCAATGCCGCGCAAAGTGCCGCTGGTCAATATGCTAATGCCGCAAATCAAGGTATTAATTACAGTTCCGGTATTTACAACGATATTAAAAATATGGCTCAACCATATATGAATACCGGCACACAAGCCAATTATGGTTTAAATGCAATGTTGCCTGGCCAATATACCGATGCCAATGGAAAAATACAAACTGGTAGCGGTTATTTAACTGCCCAGCCAACAATGAATGATTTGACTACTTTGATGCCAAATTATCAATTTGGATTAACGCAAGGCATGGGTCAATTTAATGCTGGTTTAAATGCTGGTGGTGGCGCAGTAAGTGGAAATGCTATTCAAGGTGGTCAACAATTTGCTCAAAATTATGCTGGAAACGCATTACAAACTGCATATAGTGATTATCAAGCAAACCGTCAAAACGTTGCCAGTAACATATTTAATGCTAATAACGTAGGTATGAACGCCCTTGGTACAGTATCAAATGCTGGAACTGGAACTGCTTCTAATGTATCTAATATGCTTTCAAGTATTGGAAATGCACAAGCGGCTGGAACAATGGGCCAATCAAATGCAATTACTGGCAGTTTAAATAATATAAGTAATTATGCTATGTTGTATGGCATGAACAAAATGGGTTAATACTATGGCTGAATTTTCTGCGGACTTAAATCCAAAATCCAATGCTATGTCCCTTGGGGACATGATGAAAATGGGCTTGTATTCGGCCGAAGCTTCTATTGCCCGTGTCCAAGCTAATCAAGCGCAACAAGAACTAAAAGAACTTGGCCCTGTTCGTAATTTGCTTTCTAATACTGATAATTACACAACTGACGGAAAGCTTGACCCTGATAAAGTTGCGCCAGCATTGATGGCCGTTGCACCTTTAACTGGTCCAAAACATCTTGAAAAGTTACAAACATTAGCAACTAATCAAACTGCTATTCAAAGCGCCAAAATGGGCTTGACTGACAAAGAACGTATGGTTTTTGCACAAGTTGATGGTGCATTAGGTCAAGCAAAAGTAACAGACCCTAAAGCTTATATTGATGCTTACAAAACTATTGCAACGCAATATAAAAACAATCCTGACATTATTAAAATGGCAGAAGCCAAAATGGGTAACGTAATGTTAGCTGGTCCTGGCGACCATCAATGGCAACAAGCAATGCGTTCATCTAATCAAATGATGACATTGCCGGAACAACAAACTGCATTTGCACCTAAAGCTGGAGTACAAACAATTGGTGGTGCTAGTCGTGCAACGGTTACACAACCTTCAGTTGAAGGACGTCAACCTATTATTACGCCTACTGAATTTGGTGGCGGTCAAAGTGCCGTTGGTGGTGGTGGCACAACTGAAGCGTCTAAACCAAGCGCTAAAGACCGTGACCTTATTAAGTATGACCAATATCTTGATTACAAAGGCAATCCAGCCCTTGCTAATTACACAGATGAACAAAAAGATGCTTTAGCTAATGGTAAAAAATTATTACAAGAAAGCAATGCAATCGCTTCTGCCGCTAAAGAACAAGAAGCCAATACACGTGGAGTTATGGAAAATATTTCTGCAACACGTGGTAGTCGTCCAGGGCAATATGTTCGTCAGGGTGGAAAATGGCTTATTGGAAATGCCGAAAAAGAAAAACTTGATAAAAATATTGAACGTATGGCGGCCGCTTCTGATGTTATGGGAACTGCTAATACAGATGCTTCACGTGAAATTAAAAAAACCATTAATGGAAGTTCTGATTTAACCGAAGAAGCATTAGCTGATATTGCTTCACGTGCAGATGCTACGGTTAAGGCCGCTACTATGTTTAATAGCGCATACAACAAGCTTATTGAAAAACGTGGTGTCAATGGTTACATTCAAGCAGAAAAACTTAAATCTGCTTGGGTTAGTAACTATGACGTTCGTATGGCCCAAATTGATGCTTTAGCCGCTTCTAATTCGCCTGAAGCAAAAACTAAAGCAAACGAAATTTACGCTACTATTCCTAAAGATCAACGTGAAGATTTCAACCGTAAATGGTCAAATCTTCATGCTTTAGAGCAAGGAAAGTTTAGATAATGGCTGATGATATTGAAGTCCCTGGACTAAAATTCCTAGGTGATTCTAATGTCACCATTGAACCAGCGCCGGCTAAATTTACTGCAAATTCGCCTACGGTGCAAATTGCTAAAACGGCTCCGGATGTAGCCGATTTACAACC